AACCAAACGAAAAGAATCAACAGGAAAACCTCCATTGAGAGAATAATGAAAATTTGGTTCTTATTCCTTATATTAACTATGTCCTCTCAGATAATCCTTCCGTTAGATGTGACATTAAGGAGGATTTTTGCATTTGATCATGAATCTGATTTGCCCATTAGGTACAAGGTAAAGAGAAATAGGACCACAATCAAATATGACATGATAAGGAAGAATAAACCATACAATGAGTTAGTTGCTAAAGACATAACAGAAGCTAAGAAACTGCTCAAAGGCAGTAAAGTCAACATTGGGAAGTCAAAGTTCAATGCAAATCATCAGTCTTGGTGTTTGATTAAGAATCTTATATCGAAAGATCATCTTTTCGATAGTAAGTATCTGGATACTAATGCAGCCAAGGATTTCGTTGAGGCTGAAACAGTAACAGTTGAACGTATGGGGAATTGGCTTACTTTAACTGATAAGCAGAGAATTAGGGATACTATGAGCTCAGTTTCACCACTATATGTCCAATTGGAGAGCTTTGCATTGCATATGGAAAGGATCAGGGATGCATATAATAGAGAGATCTCTATCAAGCTCAAGGATTGGAAGCGTGATGGTATGCCAGATGAATTTAAGATTCCAGACACATACAGTAAAAATAAAAGTTTGAAATTCTATCAGATTGGTGGTATAGTGTATGTAACCATCAGGGATAAGAGGGGAAACGAAATAACCTACTTACTCACTAACATACATTACAAGCGTATAATTGAGTTCATTAGAAATTTGTCCACACTCGTATTAGCTCTTCCTCATATCTATGGTGTTACAGCTAATGAATCAACCCTTGTTAAAATAGCTACTAAGATGGTAGATATGGGTATCAAAACTCCTAATGGTGTAGGAGGTGTATTCAAGTGTGCCAGGCAAATTCTCTTTACTAGCGGTGACACATCCAATGTAATGGGTAGAAGTGCTGTACGACTTTATATGTCGGGTTTAACTGGTGATAAGGAGCAGTATGGTGAAGAAGTCGCTGATTTCTTAGAAACAATTACAGATGATCGTAAGAGTGCCATAAACTTAGCAAATATTTATAAGATGGTCCTTCATCCCGATGCAGATATGCCTCGAGTATTCGACTCAATTATGGGTTCTAAAGATCCTAATAAGCCAGTACTTAATAATATGCCTAGATTCGAAGGTATGGTTAGAAAGTCTTGCTTTGAATCCTTAACACAGCAGCGAAAGCAAGTCAGAGCTGAGCCTAAAGATCCTTCTGATGGTATAGCTAGTAATTTTGCTGCATCCATAAATGCTACTTCTATACCAGTAGCTAACTTACTCAAGGCTGGTTATGGTAAGTGGTCAAATATTAGATTCAGAGTAGTGAGAGGACTATTTGATGCTGACAATCAAGATATTCCGGTCCAAAATAAGGCTTCAGCACCAAACCTAACAATGAATTTAGATCAGATAAGGAAAGTTGCTGACAGTGATATAAAGAGTATTGATGATTACAAGCAGATAGTTGAAAGGTTAAGAGCAGTGAATGACGTTGTTGTTACGCTTAGAGGTGAATCAGAATTAGATTTCATAAAAGCTAGAATGAGGTTCAGGAATGTAATGAGATTGCATGGTCAATTTGAGGCTAAGTATTTAACTAATGGACTCACTATTGAAGATATATCATCAAAAGAATTGTCTGATTTCATTGAGGCAAGGAGTGAGGCTAGGTATACTGTAGCAACTGAACCTAAATTGGGTGAAGTTCATAAAGAAATAACTAGAATGTTTTACATGGCAGAGCAATCTCTTAAAATAATGACGCAAGTGTGTGAGAGATTTGTTAAGAAGGTTATATCAAAATCGTCCGGAATTTCTATCACAAAAAGTTACAGGATGAGGAGGAAGGAAATTGAAGCAATGTTATGCTCTTATACCGGATTTACTCACATAGAGGATGCTGGAGATGACCTTAAGGTGGTTTATATATCCTTTGATATGAGTGAATTCTCAAAGAAATTTCCAAATGCACTTGTGAGGATCATTGGAGGTGTCTTGACTGAATTGTCTGGCGAAGATTGGATGAGCAGAATAGATCTGTTTTTCAGAGCTTCTATAGTATATCATAGCACTCGAGGATTTACTGATTATACTTCAGGAATGAAGGGTGGTTTCGAGGGATTTCTTAATTTCTTGTGGACTCTCGCAATGAAAGTAGTTATGGATATAGCTGCTCAAAGTACTGGTGTCATGGGAGTATTGGCTGTTTATAGTGATGATGGTCTCCTTAGGCTTTATGTGAATGGCACAATGGATGAGGTAAGAGATAAAGTCATCAAAATACAGAATGTATTTAAAGATTATGGATTAATATTTCACATGGACAAGACAGTGGCTTCTACCGAAATTATGGAATACTTGGGTGTGTATGGGGAGAAAGGTATGATCATACCAACATGGATTAAAGAGTTAACATCAATTGGGAAAAGGAAGAGCAACCCGGGAATAGAAACTGTTAGCGACAAGGTGATGCTTTGGAGTAGTCAATGCAGTGCCATGGTTACAGCTAAAGGTCCACCTGAGTTGGCTATGTTGATACAAAATATCATGACTATAAGTACATTGAGGAGGTTGAATAGCAGAGTAAGCTCAAAGACTTTGGCCGTTTTGACGACAATACCTTACTCTGCAGGAGGTTTTAGGACACCATCTATTACTGAGTCAGGATTATTGAGCAAGATAAATCCTATTTCTGAATTTACGGCTGACGTAGAATTGTTGTATGACTCGTATCCTTCACAAATAGGAGGAGTATTCTGTAGGATAAATGAGAATTTAGTCAGGCCACGTAGTGCAGAAAAGACACTTCTGACTGGGAGCTTGCTTCAGACTGAACTTAAGGATACTAGTGGATTAGGTGCTGTGAGAGTTCTTTTGGAGAAGTCAAGTATTGATCAGGAGTCAATGAAGGATCCAATGACAAAAGAAAGGAGAGATAAGATCTTGAATTCATTAAAAATGTCTGATAATATAGATATCAAAGTTGTCCAGAAGCTGATACAAGCCGTTCCTGAAATTATCAATTATAATCGAACTACTGCTATAATGAAAAGTTCAGCTGCATTAAGATTTGTGAGTCAGAAGGATATAGCTAGAGCACAACTTACTGATACTAGGCGCTGTAAACAATCTATAGAGGAATGGGATGATTATTTCACAAGCAGACCTTATATAGGGAAGAAGATAAAATCATCTGACCTAACTTATCATATTATGAACAAATTGTACCCTGATTATCGAATGAGTAGATTGTGTGATAGTCCTAGAACTGCTATTGATCAAAGTGATGACATTATACATGTTCACACATCATTTGAACCATTTAATAGAGCAAAGATAACTGAGCAAGAATACAAGGAACCAATAGCACAGTTTCTAGGTGTTCAACTGACTCCTGAGATAACTGCTGAGTCTACAGGTAACACTAAACAAAGAGAGATGGAAAGATTTGTTTCTGTGGCTGCACGACTGGTATCTACAAACTCATCATTATTGTATGTTTACAACATTGTTGCTAATTCATTCAGACTTCCATGTCCCAGTCTGCCTGCTGGTTATGTGGTGTCATCTCACAGGAGTTCTAAAAATTTCGGAGAGAATGCTGTAGCTGCACACATACCTATTCCTTATCATTCTCTTATACTCTCTAAGATGAGTAATTCGATGTACAATACTCTGGCTCAGCAGGAAAGAGTAGATAGAACCACATATATAGAGGCATGTAGAATTCCTTCGTATATTAAATACAAATATCGTGACATTGATAAATATAAGATATCTGGAGAATCTAGTAGCACAAACTATTCTATTAGGGATATCGAACTCAATTGTGCTAATCCAACTTTTGATGGTATATGTCCTCCTGATCAAGAATTAGTTACAGATAAGACTACCGGTGTGTTTATGGACCTTTTAGTTGAAGAAAATGCTCAAGCAAGGAGTGCTGCAGATACAACATTCACTGCTAATATAACAGATGCACTTAAGGACAATGCAACAACAAAGGCCATCCTATTGACTAGATTGGAAAAATGGTTGTATGCATCCATAAATGGTTCTATAGTAGGAGAGGCTACTCATTGTCCAACTGAAATTCCCATAGCTTGGAAAGTTGAAGTGATGGTTGAGGCAGTGTGTAGTGTTAGTATGAGGATGTTGAGGCCTTACGCAAGAACAAGCATACAAAGAAATTTATCAGAATTTATAGCGTTTAGTTCCGGTATGAGTACAGAAGAGTCACTTAACAATCCAGAACTCAGAAACTCCTTCATTATAGGTATCCAAAGAACAGGTGATAGCTGGGATGAACTTGGTGAACAGATACGTAGGGTTGGCACCACTCTAAGTATGACTGATATGGATGATAGGCATAAGGAGAATATTGGGTCTCTAACAACAGATGAAATAACAGTGAAGATAGGAATTATCAACACGCTGAAGAGGTTAAGTGTGACTGGTGGTACTAAAGTTCCTACAGTTGTGATTAACACCGACAGTTTTGCTGATACACGTATGTCAAGAACAGTGAAGAATAGTATTCGAGATGCTGTTAACTCCTTATATCAAGGGCTGATTAACAGACTGAGTAGGAATAATTATGAAGATGGTACTCAGATGCTAGATTGTAATGCTAATTTCCTGCTCATAATTAAGAATATGTTGAGACCTTCTGGGCACCGTAACACTCCATTTAATAAACATATGGTAATGATACAATTGATAAAATTTGAACTGTTCATATTTGATAAGATAGCTGATAACGACTTCGATGTAAATATGCAGGAACTGAATGAATTTAGAGTTCCGATAGATGCGTGTAATAGAATATGCAGTATGAATTCTACTATTGGTGGAAGGGTACCTTCTACTTCAGGTGAGGACATGAGAAATTGCTTATATAACGAGGGCATACCTACATGGGCATATTCCAGGATTAATTACATATTAAGTAGACTAAATAACAAGTATCTGGGAAGTAGTATAACTATTGATAATATAATGCATGATAATTTATTTATGCAAAAATTAATGAATTATGTCACCAGTACCTATAATAATTCTGTGAAGGAATCAGTTACTAATCTGGATATTCGTCATAATAGGGAATCTCAAGTAGTTAGCGGATTGACTACAGTTTCACCAGTTGAGGAATCTAGTATGATATACGCCACAGTTAATGATGGGTTACTGATGATTGATGAAGTCGACTTGTCTAATCGCTTGGTTAGCAATGACTACAAGACCCTTCTGAAGAATCTACTGTCTGCTCATTATACCAGATGGGGTGTAAATGGATATAGTGTAAGAGGTGATTTAAATGCTATAGTTAGAAGTACTGGTCTTAAAGGAGATAGCGAATTAGTCATTCGTGATTTCAATGATAATCCTTTGGTGTCTAAGATAACTACTGCAGATTTCACTGTTAGTCTGAGTAAGTACATGTTTGAAGAATCAGCTGCTCATAATTACCTGTTCATAAATAGACTACCTAGTGGTATGGCAGTGATGGCTAAAGATAATGATGATTATCTGGTGTTAGGGATTATACCAAGAGGAACTGAAATAATCAATACATCATGTGTGCATTTCCCTGATTATGCCGAAGGTTTTGACCAAGCTCCTATAGTTTATGAAGTTAAGCAGGCTGCAATTAACTTGGGAGATGCAATAAGGGTTATGAACGCAAGAGGTATGAGACATGGGGCTTCCGGAGAAATGGCTTCAATTGTTATATCACAGGCTTATCAGAGACTCATAGGTGCTCGAGCAACTGTTGTTAATGATGATGATATATTAGTTGCTCTTAGTGAACTAGTCCGTGGTGCATGGTGCAATGATACTGGATATAGGGCTGCAGCTTTACTGGGAGCTTGGTTCGCTTCAAATGGCAACCCTGGAAGGAGGGACTTGACAGACTCATCTAGAGAGCTCATAAGATATGCTTCAAGTCCTGATAACCTGACTAGAGTAGAATTACATGGAAGTATAGCTGCTATTTGGCAGTGGATCAACCTTATGAATATACACCAAGGACCAGAGATTGACAGCATAAGAGTTACGAATATACTGAGATTAGTTGGACGAGGCATGAACTCTGGAGGATCCCCTACGGAAATAATTAATCTTAGCCCTAGAAGTATAAGTGAAGTTAGAGAACTGCTCCCTACTACTTCACTTAGAGATATTTTCCTTAATGCCAGAGGAATACTTTTCAATGCACCACCTCCAATAGTTGATGAGATGTCTATCTCAAGCTTTGATGAACTTGATTTTGGTGATGGAGATTTTTAAGCTCATCCTAATATTTATTACAGTATTCAGACCTCTTACACCTTAAGTGTTGTGTTTGTTTCTTACATTTTATTGTTT